GATGAAGGTCTAATCTGTGTTACGGCTACTGGATCTGCCATTGTTTTCCTATAAATACCTATGATTTATATTTATTGATAGTGTCGGAATGAGCACATACAAAGGTTTCTTTAAACCAAAGAATCCACAAAAATATCGTGGAGATCCCACTAACATTATTTATAGGTCCCGCTGGGAGCTTATAGTGATGACTCGCTTTGACACCGATCCTAATGTGATATGGTGGCAGAGTGAAGAGACTGTGATTCCATATCGCTCTCCTATCGACGGTCGCTATCATCGCTACTTCACCGACTTCACCGTACATATGAAAACATCAGACGGAAAGAATAAGACAGCTATCATTGAAGTCAAGCCCGCTTCACAGACAAAACCTCCCGTAGTTCAAGAAGGAAAGAGGAAGAACAGGCGATACATCAATGAAGTTATGACGTGGGGCGTCAATGAAGCCAAGTGGAAAGCAGCTACTAAATACTGTAATGAGCGCGGTTACGAGTTCATCATATTAACCGAGAAAGAGTTAGGTCTGACGTTCTAATGGCGACAACATTTCAAAACCTCCTGAAGCAGGGACAAAAAGAGGGCAAAGACCCTAGGAAGTCTATGGACTGGTTCAGGGAGAAAGCTCTTGCCGTTCGTTCAGTCAAGCCTCAAAACATCATCAATCAAGCCGCAGACGTTAACAGACGTGGAACTATCAACGCCGGTTCTATCGGCAAGATGTATATGTTTAACTATGATCCTAAGCATAAAGAAACGTTACCCTACTACGATATGTTTCCCCTGGTGTTTCCAATTGAGCTTTATAAAGACGGATTCTTAGGAATCAACATGCACTACTTACCTCCGGTGGCTAGAGCTCAACTTATGGACGCTCTCTATGACACCATAAATAATAAAAGATTCGATGAGACTACACAGCTTCAGATATCATATAGTATTTTAGCTGGAGCCGGTAGATATAGTTCATTCGTGCCATGTGTTAAGAGATACCTTTTCAGTCAAGTTAGGTCTCAATTTCTTTATATCGCGCCTGATGAGTGGGATGTAGCTCTCATGTTACCTATCGAACGATTCGTAGGTGCTAGGAAATCAACGGTTCAGGGTCTATCAATGGGTAAAGTCTAATGGCTTTTGATATCGAAGAATTTAAAGCTAGGATAGAAGACGGCGGCGTACTTAATACGAATAAGTTCGACGTTAATATCTTCTTTCAACAGGGTTCTCCTATGGGAAGAACTCAGATCTCAACGGGCGGTGCAACTGTTAACTCAGTTGACATCGCGCAAGACTTAAGTTTCCGCTGCACTAACGCCACTCTTCCAGGTATCGCACTTAGAACAATTGATTCACCTAGATACGGTTTAGGTATTCAAGAAAAGATGGTTTTCAGTGGTAACTACACTGACATTGACCTAACATTCATCTGTGATAAGTTTGGTGACGCCTATCGCTATTGGTATGGATGGATGAACTACATCTTCTCAGTAAGCGGACAGACTACACGAAACGTTGTTTCCGGCGTCAATAGAAATCGTCCGTTCTACACTGCTGAGTATAAAGACAACTACGCAGCAACAATCGTCATCACAGTTTATGATCAGATGGGCGAGACTGCACTAACATATTACCTCTATAAAGCGTTTCCAGTATCTCTCAACGACGTTCCTATGTCGTGGTCCGAGAAAGACGGGCTTCTTAAGATTACGTCAAAGATCTCATTCCGTGAGTGGGCACTAGACGCTGGTACGATGAAACTAAATAAAATAGCACAGCCACCAAACGTACCTACACGATCTGTAGCAGGTACGGGCTTGATGGGTGAATAATATCATTAACAATTGGAGTATATAATGGCACTTCCAAAGATTAGCTATCCTACGTTGTCTATCACTCTACCTTCCGACAATAAGTCTTATAACTTTAGACCGATGTTGGTTAAAGAAGAGAAGCTTCTTCTTATGGCTAAAGTTTCTGAAGAGTCGACTGACATCTTAGCTGCAGTCAAGCAAGTAGTAAACAACTGCTGCCTAGATCCTACGTTTGACATCGACAAGATTCCTCTCTACACTCTTGAGTACTTGTTTGTTCGTCTTCGTGGATTCTCCATTGGAGACACTATCAAAGTTTCTTATCGCGATCTTGAAGATCAGAAAGTTTATGACTTTGAAGTAGATCTTAAGAAAGTTGAGATCAAGTATCCAGAAAAAGTAGAAGACAAGGTAGTCATAACACCTACTTCTGGTATAGTCTTGCAGTATCCTCCCGCTTCTGTTTATAGTGATAAGACTTTCTTAAAGTCAGAAGGTGATGAGTCATTCTATCGTCTCATCGTCCGTTGCATCGCCCAGATCTATGACGGTGAGTCAGTGTTTGAGGGTAAAGACTTCTCTGAAGATGATCTACTCGAGTTCCTCGAGATGATGGACATCAAGAGCTTTGAGAAAGTTAGAGACTTCATGTCTAACCTTCCATCACTCTACTACAAGATCACATACAAGAACGCTAACGATAAAGATAAGGTTATTGAACTTACAACGTTATCTGATTTTTTTACATTGCGCTGAGTCATAATACTCTAGACAACTATTACCAATCTGTCTTCTCTCTGGCTCAGCACCATAAATATTCATTAACTGAGATCGAGAATCTAATAGTTTTTGAGCGTGATATCTACGTTGAGATGCTAATCAATTATATCAAGACTCAAGAAGAAAGACAGAGAACGGGTTAATGGCTGGTAAACGAGATTCAGGCGAAGATATCTTACGCGAAATCCAGCGCTCAGGCGGTCAGGGAAACAGCGGGAAAGCTCAGCAGCAGATAGCTGAAGCGCTCGCTGCTCTCGACGCCGAGCAACAGCAGATCAAAGAAGAAACTAAGAAACAGAAGCAGTCTATCCTCACTAAAAAAGACGTGAAGGATATATTTGAAGATCTCTATAAGAAAGAAGAAGAAAAGAGAGACAAGAAACTCAAGTCTACTCTGAAGCAAGCTTTCAAAGAGATGTATGACGCCGAAGAAAAGAAGCGTCAAGCTACTAGCCCAACGTCGGCAGTCGATCCCCAACTAGAACAAAACGCTAGTCAAGATTACAAGCGTGACATAAACGAGATGCGCTACGGGATCAGTGGCGTAGGTGCTACTGCCCGCGAAAACAACGCTTTACTTCGCGAACAGATTAATCTTCAGACTCGTTCTATTAGCATCTTAAATGACATACACCAGACTATGAAAGGGATGGGTGGTCTAGGTAGTCTATTAGGTGGGCTGGGCGGTGTGGGTCGTGGAGCGTCTGCTGCAGCTACGGCTGCAGGTGGTGTTGGTGCTGCGAGAATGATTGGCGGCGCAGTTGCTGCCGCTGGTGGAGTAGCCGCTCATTACATCGATGCAGATGAATCAAAAGCTGGAAACAGCACTATTGGTAGTTGGATAAATGAAAACATTCCAGGTGCTGCTGAAGTTGATAACTTTGCGTATGAAGCTACGGGCGGCTTAGTAGGTACATCTAAATCAGATCCACGTTATTCTTCTTCGGTAACTTCCGTTCCTTCTTCACCATCTTCTTCTTCTTCAGTAGATAATCCTGATAAGAATAAGACTGCTGCAGTTCTAGAAGCTGAGAAGAAAGGCGACAAGAAAAAGAATAATCTTTCGGTCACAGCCGATAAGATGTCGTTTAAAGCTGATAAGCTTTCGTTTAACGTGCAGTCTCTCACCATCGACGCTAAGTCCGTCAAGAAGAGTGAGATCTCAAAGTTAGAGAACAAGAACGTATCTTCAACTGGCGCGCCTAAGGGTAGTGCTCAACAATCTAACGCACCCGGTGGAACACCAGGTGGAGCGCCCGGAGGAGCACCCGGCTCTACACCGGGCGGAGCTTCAAGCGGAAACGTTACTACGCCGGGAGGAAGCTCGAGTGGAGCGAGCGCTAGTGCGATGGGTGGACCGGGAGGTGCACCACCGAAAGCCGCGGGCTCATCAGAGAATGCAAAGAAAGCAGTTGAGTTCTTTAAAGCTCGCGGATGGTCTGCAGAACAAGCAGCAGCTATCGTCGGTAACTTACAGGCAGAGTCTGGTAAAGACCTAAATCCGGGTGCTGTCGGCGACGGTGGTAAAGCACACGGAATCGCTCAGTGGCATCCAGATAGAAGAAAGAACTTTGAGAAAGTATTCGGTAAACCATTCGCTGAGTCTAACTTCGACGAGCAACTCGCTTTCGTTAACTGGGAGTTGACAAACACAGAGAAGAAAGCCGGTGACAGACTTCGTGAAGCTAAGTCTGCGAGCGAAGCTTCTGCGATCGTTGACAAGTACTATGAGAGATCATCAGGACAAGCTCGAGCACAGAGAGACGCTAACACTACTGCACTCATGTCGGGTAGAGATACGGCAACTACACCTGGTGCCGGTGCCGGACGAGGATCAGTAAATGAGAAACCCGGTGAAAGAGCTGCTGCTATGGCGGGTGGACCGAGTGTCGGTGCTGGGGCGGGTCGTGGTTCTATAGTAGAGAAACCTGGTGAACGCGCAGCTGCAATGGCGGCTGCCGCTGGCACTACAGAAGTAGATCCTCAATTCTTAGGCGGTGAAGATCCTGAAGTCATTAAGGAGAAAGCTGCCGAAGACAATCGTCCTTGGTGGAAGAAAGCACTCGGTATAACCGATGAGACGATTGCCAAAACTCTAGATCTTGAGAAGAACGGTCCAGTTATGACTGCTATGGGTGACATCGCTGCACCCGGCGGAGCATATGTTCCTGAAGCTAAGCCAGACTTAACGGTTGATCCTAAGACAAATATTCTAGACGACATAAAGCCACGTAAGCTAGAAAAACGTATGACTTCAAAGATGGTAGATGATCCCAATTGGGATCGTCACGCTCAGTCAAGAAAGATGTACGAAGAAGCTACGGCGAGAGAGAACAGGGGAGAGAACAGTCAGTCGATGTATTGGTCAGCTGAAGCCCAACGCAAGAAAGAGCTGGCTATGAAAGCGCCTCAGATCAAGCAGATGGTCGCTGAGAAGGGTGACTTTGGAAATCCTCTAGCTAACATCGCCGCTTATGGTTCGATCGCACCTGAGTTGCAGGGAACGACTGAAGTAGACTCACAGTTCACCGGTGGCACTGATCCAGAAGTACTGGGTGAGAAGTCTATCCCACAAGTACAAGCTATCAAGGATGCTAGCGCCGTAAGATCTTCTGGTGAAGCTATGGCATCGATGAGAGAAGCTGCGCCTCGTCTAGCGATGGAAGACAAAGACCGTGAAGACATGTACGGTCAGAACACTAAGCTTCAGCAAGCTCAGATCGAGAAGACTGCTACTGCAGACAATCTCGTCTCAGCTGGTATGGCACCCGCGAAGACGGGTAGAGCCGCGACACCGAGAAACATGGCGGGCGCAGTCGGCGGGGGACCAGAAGCTTCCAGAGAGAAACAACAGTCTCAAGACGCTGACTACAACAACATGGAAGTTGACGATAAAGCCGGCAACCAACCGAGTGCTTCATTGTCATCGGGTGACGGTTGGTTGACTAAGTTCTTCCCGTATCTCTATGGATCGGGCGACAAGCCATCGATGAGAGTCGGAGCTGACTGATGGTCGACTGGGGCTCAGTTGGAAAAACAGTATTCGATGCTGCGGCGCCGAATCTTTCTAAACTCTTTACAGCTAAGAAAGAAGGGAAACTTGGGCAGACGGTCTTAGCCGCTGCATTTCCAAACATGTATAGAAATGTACAGAAGTACAGATCTATTAGAGACAAGAAAAAGGGTGGTTCGACTGATACGTCAGAGCTTGGAGAACAGTTAGACGCTCTCAATCAGTCAACGATGATGCAGACACAGGCGATACAACAATCGTCGTCTCTCATCGGTCAACAGAATGAGATCCTCATCGCTATATTAAACGAGATGAATAATCTTAAAAACAGCGGTGGTATGGGTATGCCGGGTCTACCAAAAGGTAAACCTACGGAGACGAGGACTAAGCCTCAGTCAGGCAAACCAAAGCCTAAAGAGGGATACAGGTACAACGAGAAGACCGGTCGCTATCACGAAGAGAAGACCGGTAAGATGGTCTCAGAAGAGACGGCTACCGGTCAACCTAAAGCAAAAGCAGAAGCGAAACCTAAGGGACCGGCCGAGAAAGTCGGTGGACCTAAAGTAGGTGAGGGCGTAGGAGCAGCTGGTAAAGCGCTCGGTTACGTCGGCATTGCTATGGCGATCTATGACGCTTACAAAGAAGTAGACGCGCTAGACGTCAATGATCCAGAATATAAGAAGAAGGTGACTGCTATCATCAGTAAAGCGGTAGCTCAGTTCGGTCTAGCTACAGTCGGCGCCGTGTTCGCGGGTATGATCGGTACGGCGGTGTTTCCGGGCATCGGAACTATCGTCGGCATCATAGTCGGCGTAGCGGGTGGTGTAGCTGCTCAGTTTGTTTTTGGTGACTCCGTAGACTCGCTGGTCGACTACATCGTCGATAAGATGTTTGAGAAGAAGGGCGCTAAGCAAGTAGCCAAGGGAGCTGACTTAGTAGCACCGGGTCTCTCAGATAAGAAAGATGAGACTAAAGAAGAGTCGACTGACGACGGCAAGATCGCTGACGCTGGTGTCTATGGCACCGTTGAGTATCAGGCTAGTGAGATAGAGTTCGAAGCGGATGAGATGACTATCACCGCCGCTGAAGTTACACTGTCCGGTGTAGACGACCTCGGCGCCGTGATCAAAGAGGGTACGACTACTATCGGACAGAGTGAGTCGGGATCACAGAAGACTGATGGCACTGGAGGACCGGGTGGGGAGGGCGGCAAGCCACCAGCAGAGTCTGAAGTCAATAAAGACTTGAACCTTGAGTCTATCACGACTAAGAGTGGCCGCTCGACTAAAGTCGCTGGAGCTTACAAAGATAAGTTTCAGGGATTCATCGATGAGATAGAAGCGACGGGTTACGCCATCAAAGACTTGGGTGGATACGCCTATCGCCCTAACGTAAACAACCCGTCTGTGTTGAGCTACCACAGCTTCGGTGCTGCGATCGACATCAATCCGATGACGAACCAGAATAAGACTCGTAAGACTGACTTGCCGGACGCTACAGCGGGCATCGCGGCCAAGTATGGTTTAGGATGGGGCATCAACTTCGGTCAGACGCCAGATCCGATGCACTTCTCCATAGCTAAGGGAGAGGGTGGATCTGTACCCATCTCACGCACCGGCCAGAAGATAGAGTCTTACGGATCGGGCGGTAAACTCCCCAAGGACGGCAAAGTAGTCGTCGGTGACGGTCGTGGATCTCGCTCAAACGCCGAGGTGATCAAGCCACCCGGTGGGATCAACTTTTTAGCTAAGAAGCCGACTGTTATGGACTTAGCGAAGGGAACTCAGGTCATGACGATCGAGCAAGCGGCTGGAGAACTATTTTCTCCTCAGGGTCTCTTCAACGCGGCGACGGGAATCGTAAGCAGCATTCCGGGAGGACAGCAAGTCGTCGCGGGCGCCA